GCCGGAGTAAATATCGGCCAGTTGGGCGACGGCGGTTCAAATTCTAACGGGCTGCTCTATCTGAAGGGCGTCCGTCCCGTAGGCTCCACTGTTGCAAACTTACCCGCCGCTGCCGGAAATACTGGAATGATGGCAACCGTAACCGACGCCAACGCAACCACCATCGGCACGACCGTAGCCGGGGGCGGGGCGAATACGGTCTTGGTGTGGAGCAACGGCACCAACTGGCGCATCTACGCGAACTAAACATTTTCCGCCGCCGCCATGCGCTCGTGCTGGCGCGGCCAACCGGGGTTAGCCGACCTGATACCATGAAAACGAGGTCGCAACGAGGACATGGACGTGAAACTGACCATCCAGCGCGGGAGCCTTCCCGCATATGAAGTGACCATCCCGGCGGCGACCGTGGCGGTGGCCGACGCTTACAGCGAAAGCATTGGGCTGGCGAATGTCGAGCACCTGATGCTGACCATGCTGTTGGACAACGTGTTGAAGGCCATCATTCTTCCCCGCGCTGAGTACACGCCCGAAGTCGCGGCGCACATCGCGGAAATGGAGGCCGAGCTGGCGACGAAGAAACGCGAGCTGGAAATGGCGAAGCTTATGCCGCTGCTCCCGACGCTGAGCATTGACGGAGAGCCTACGTCTTTGCCGCGGATTGCGGCGGCAGAGAAGGCCAAGAAGGAAGCGGCGAAGGCTGCGGCGCTAGAGGCCGCGCAGCAGGCGGCGCAAGAGCCTGTGACGGCTCCGACGCCGGAGCCGACGCCGGAGCCTGAACCGGACGCCAATGCCTAACCAGCTGACCCGCGACTTCAGCGACGCCGAGTTTGCCTGCAAGCACTGCGGGCGGCTCGGCGTGCAGTTGCGGCTGGTCGAGGCGCTGCAAGGCCTGCGCGATAAGCTCGGCGTGCCGCTGACGATTACCAGCGGGTACAGATGCGCCCAGCATCCAGTCGAGGCCAAGAAGGTCAAACCGGGGTGGCATACGCAAGGGCTGGCGGCTGACGTTGCTGGACCAGCACCGTTAACGATTTGGCAGGCGCTGGTCGACTTCCCCGAGTTTGCGGGCGTGGGCGTGGCGATCCATCAGGGGTACGTGCATTTGGATATTCGGCCCGGTGTGCCACCCGGGGGACGCGTGGTGTGGGCGTATGACCGGAGCGGTAAAGACGTGAAGTGGAGCGGCAAATGGGCCGAACTGCCGAAGTAGTCCGCGAGGCCGTCATTGTCGTGCTGCTGGGCGCGCTTGCGTGGCTGACGGCCGAGACTGTGCTGGCTGTGCGCGACGCGCGGCGGGTCATTAACGAAGTGCCGGATGTGGTCGACGCGGCGCTGGCCCGCGAGGCTGAGGCCACCCGCGCTGAGCTATCAGACCAGAGCGCACTTTGGCGGCGGCTGGTCGCGTCTGAGAGTGGCCGGGCGCGTGCGGCGGCTGTGGCCGAGAGCGCGGCTTGGCGGGTGGCGACTGAGACGCAGTTGGCCGGCGCAAGGCTTGACCTGCGCGAGGCCATTGACCGACAGGGCGCGGCGGTGCTGGCGACGGTGCGCCCGGCGACAGAAGCGGCCACGGCGGCCCTGGACGAGTACCGGATGGTGCCGCGCATCATCGGCGCACGGCTGGACCCGTGGACGGATTGCCGGGGCAACGGTGCGTGCTGGCAGGCGCAGACAACGGCGCTGCTGGGGGCGTCGCGGGTGACCGCGGGCGAGGCGTCGAAGGCGGCGCGGTCTATCAATGCGGCGGTGCCGTCGATTGTGGCGTCGGTGGATACGACCACGGCAAATGTTGCCCGGCTGACGAAGCCGGATTCCATGCGGATGCGGATACTTAAACTCGTGGCTCCGATTGCCGGAGGGGCCATATTCGGAGCGATTCGATGAACTGGTTAATGAAAATTGGATCATGGTTTGGCGGTCGTCAAATGCGCGACGCCGTAGCACTGGCCGAGCAGGCGCTGCCGATTGTGCGACTCGTGGCGACGCTGACGCCGACGCGGGCCGACGACGAGATACTACGAGCCGCGCAGGAGTTGGGCGTGCCGATTGCGAAGCAATGGTTGGCGCTGGAGCCGTCCGAGCGCGGCCGGGCTCTTCTGCAGATTGCATCCAGTGCGCTGAAAGCGCGCGTACCCAGCGCGGCTGGTCGTGTCATCGACCTAGCCGTTCAACTCGCCGTCGTGCGGATGCGGGACGATGCGGGACGATAGGACGATGATGGAAGCCCCGGCGTCGGTGGCGGCGGTGAAAACGTTTTGGCCGGTGGCTGTGGCCATGGCGTACTGGGGCGCGCTGCCGCCCACGGTGCATACGCTCGTGCTACTGGCCGTCGTCGACTACGCCAGCGGCACGATGGTGGCGTGCAGCGGCGGGCAGCTGAATAGTGCCGCCTCATTCCGGGGCGTCGCAAAAAAGACCATGATGTTTCTGCTCACGGGCGCGTGCGGCGCGATCCAGCCGCACTTTGGTATCGACGCCGACCTGGCCGCTGGGGTGGCCGGGTTTTTTTGCGCCACGGAATTAATAAGCATCACCGAGAACGCGGGCAAGTTGGGCGTGCCATTGCCGGGCGTGCTGGTGCGGTTCCTGGCACGACTCCGCGAGCAGATGGACTGAGGTACACTAGAGGCGTACATCCTCCTAGTCTCCTGTTTCCAGCCCGCCGTCTCCTCCGGCGGGCTTTTTTCGTGCTCCATTAAAATTGCATAATGTAGTCGATTTGACTACATCTCTGTGATAGTCTTTGGTCATGGCAGCACAACAACCAACCAGCGTTCGGCTCACTCCGGCGCAAACCAAGCGCCTGCAAGCGCTGGCGGTCCGCCGAGGCGTGTCGGTCGGCGTATTGATCCGCCTAGCCGTGCACGACTATCTGGAGTCGCACGCATGATCCGCGCCGCGTTTGCCGCGGTCGGCGCTATTGCCATTTGGGCTGGCGTCGTCATGGCCGATGTGGGGTGGGTGTCGACCCACTTGCCGTTGGCGGATCGTGTCGCCATCGGCGTGGGCGCGGTCGGCGGGGCGCTGGTTGGGTTAGAGCTGCTGTTAGAAGCGTGGAGGGAAAGGTCATGAATTGGGAGAAAGAGCTTGAACGGCGCGCCGATTTGGCGCAAGAGGCCGAGCGGGCCGAGGCGCAAGCCGAGCGCGAAGACCGCATCACGGCAGCGACGCTGCGGCGGGTGTTTCTGGAGATCGAGCGCAAGCGCCACGCGCGGCAGCTTGCGGCGCTGTGGTTTGTGTTGGGCCTGAGCTTGGCGGCGAATGCGCTGCTGTGGTGGGGGCGATAGGGTTGGGCTCGGCGCGGCTCGGCAGGGCGAGGCGTGGCGAGGCAAGGCAAGGTTTGGGCAGTACGGGCTCCGGCCCGTTGCGGGCATACGGTGCCTGGAACGGACCGGAGACGGTCCATGGCAAGGCGAGGCAGGTCATGGCTTGGCAAGGCCGGGCTCGGCAAGGCGGGGCAGGGCAGGGGCAGTAACCAAGCGCTTGCGCTTGGTGGTCGGCTACACCAAAGGAGCGATCCGGAGGCGCGGCGTGGAAACCGTGGACCCGGCCGACCACCTGGCGCAAGCCAGCCGTCCGTTGGACGGTATATCAAGTAAGGAGAAATTGGTAAAGAAAGCGAACGGTTAACAGCGCCCCACGGCATCCCGACACTACCAGCCGTGGGGCAACCTTTAACTCACAGGAGACGATATGGAACTGACATTAAGGGGACAGGCGACGCCCCAAACAGTCGCTACAAAAGAACAGATGGACCTGCTGCGGCAGACCATCGCAGCGGGTACGAACGACGTCGAATTTGCGTTGTTTTTGGAGCTTTGCCGGGCGAAACGACTGGACCCGTTCGCCAAGCACATTCAGGTGGTGAAGCGATGGGACTTCGACAAACAGGCGATGGGCCTGACGTTCCAGACTGGGATCGACGGCTTTAGATTGGTCGCCGAGCGCACCGGGCAGTATCGCGGCCAAGACGGCCCGTACTGGTGCGGTGACGATGCGGTATGGGTTGATGTGTGGACGCGGCCGGAGCCGCCCACAGCGGCCAAGGTGGGCGTGTTCCGCGTGGGATTCGAGCGGCCTATTTATGGCGTGGCTCACTACGCCGAATACGTCCAGGTCAAGAAAGACGGCAAGGCCAACTCGATGTGGGCCAAAATGGCGTGCAATCAATTGGCGAAATGCGCGGAGGCTTTGGCTATTCGCAAAGCGTTCCCGGAGGATCTGGCCGGCCTGTACGCGCCGGAAGAGATGCGGCAGGCCAGCGAACCCGCGCCGGTCGTTGCGGCGCCTGCTGAGGCCGTTGTTGTGCAGGCGGAGGTTGTCGAGCGGCCTTGGCGCAGCAAGAAGGAGATGGTGGGCATGTTCGACGAAGTTGCCAAGCGAATTGACCGCGCCGATTATTTGGCAACGCTGAGCATGTTCGGCGTCCAGGACGCAACGGCCTTTACTGATCCGGGCGTGGCGCATCAGTGCTACACGGCGCTGCTGGAGGTGGCCGGTGCCTAACTTGTATCAGATCGAGTCGGACCTGATGGCGCTGGTTGAAAGCGCCGAGACGGTCACCGAGCTGCAGCGCGAGGCGTATGCGTTGGAGTTGCGGGCGGCGCTGGCCAACAGCATCGCCAAGCGGCAGCGCGTGGGCGAGTTCTTGGCGCACTGCGAGGCGCAGGAAGAGGCCTGTAGCGCGGAGATCGACCGGCTCACGGCGCTACGGCATCGGTACGCCAAGGCCCGCGAGCGCGTGCAGGGCATGGTCGTCTCCATCATCCTTGAGCGCGGCCAGGACGAGCGGGGCAAGTGGCCGGTACTAGAGGGGCAAACGGTGACGCTGGGCATTGCGTCTACGCCGCCAGCGGTGCGAATCGAGGGGGGCGCGGAGATACCGGCGGCGTTGCAGACCGTGACCGTCAAAATGCCAGGCGACAACTGGGACCGCATCGTTGAATCGCTGCCGGATGAAGTGCTGGGCTTTGCCGGTGACGTGTCAGAGACGCGGACTCCGGACAAGACGGCAATCAAGGCCGCCCTAAAGGCGGGCGCGGAGATACCGGGCGTCTCGTTGAGCGGCGGTTATAGGATGGTGCGGAAATGAGCGTCGACTATCTGGCGAAGGCACTCGCAGCGGTGCACGACAAAGACATCGTGCTCGACGCCGTCGACGAGCAGGCGGCGAACGCGCTGCTGGCGCAGGCATACACCTGGGAAATCGCCGGGAATGATCCGGCTATGAGCGGATCGCCGCAAACACAGGCAATGGCGGCGCAAATGAAGATTGTCGCGGCGTCGCTGCGAGCGGCGGCGAATGCGCGCCGGGAAGGCATCGAGCGCCGAGCGGCGAAGGGGGACCGATGATCGTTTTGGGGTTAGATTTGTCGCTGACTGGCACGGGCATGTGCGTGGTCCAAAGCAACGCGGGGGACGGAAAAGGCCTGCTGGCGACGATAAACACTACGGCGAAGACGCGCACGGAGGATCGGCTGATTACGATTCGGCACACGATCGCGCAGGCATCGAGCGGCGTTGACGCGGCCATCATCGAAGGCTTGTCCTACGGCAGCGTAGGCGGGGCACAGGCCGAGCGGTCGGCACTGCATTGGATGGTGCGGGTGGACCTGTACCAGCTGGGCGTGCCGTATGTCGTCGTCACGCCGATGTCGCTGAAGAAGTTTGTTTGCGGCACGGCGAAGGCGGAGAAGTCCATGATGATCCGCGAGGTCTATCGCCGGTGGAATGTGGTGGCTGCCAACGACAACGAGGCCGACGCGGCGGCGTTGGCGCATCTAGGGCTGGTCTATTACGGCCAGGCCGAGCACCAGACCGTCGCGCAACAAGAAGTGGTGTTCAAACTAAAAAAGGAGCAAGCGAGATGATCGAATATGTTTTTCCGGGCCTTGCGCTGGTTGCGCTGGCCGTGGTGGGTTACGCGGGGCTGCTGCTGCGCGAGCATGGCATGGTGCACCTTTGCTTTGTGCTGTCTGCGTGGTTCCGCGCGTTGGGCGAGGCCGAGGAGCATCGCCAGCGGCGGTTTGCCTACCACCGGCCCGAGCGCGGCGAGGGGGTGGCGCGGTGAAGGTAACAATTGACAAGGACCGTCCGGTCCCGTCCCAGCGTGCTCCGAGGGGATATTGGAACGAAGTGGCGGCGGCAATGGAAATAGGTGATAGCGTGCTGATTCCGACTGGGAGTAAGAATTGGCAGACGGCGCTAGCATCTTCCTTGCGGAGGCTTGGCGCTGGCGTCGCACAGCGGCAGGAAAACGGCGGCATCCGCGTGTGGAGGACCAAATGACCGTGGACGACTGGCGGGCGCGGTGTTTGCGCGCGGAGGATCGCGTTGCGGCGCTGGAGGCGCTGGGCAAACGACTGCGCTGGGAGAACATCCAGCTGCGCGACGACGTCGAGCAGCTGCTGCGGCAGGTGGAGCGGCTGGTGGACCAGTTAAATGAGACAGGAGGGAAGATGGACGAGAATCGAATGGTCGTACCCGGCGCGGATCACCCGGCCTATCGGCCAGAGCCGGAGCAAGTGCGCCTTGCGATGCCGCTGACGCCGGTCGAGGCCATGGCGCTGGTGGCGAAGTGCGCGACGGTCGCGGATGAGGCATGGGATCGGCTGGCGGCGTACTGCCGGTCGCGGGGGTACGTGTTTCCCGACTGGGAGATGGTCGACGCCGAGGCGACGGCGGATGGGGTGACGATTGTGGTGGAGAGGAGGCGCGGCCGTGACGAATAACCAGCACGCCGCACGGCTGCGGGAGATGGCAGAACGCGAAGACTTGCTAGCCAAGTCCTACGCCGAGACCGCGCCTGAAGTTTTCGCTGCGTACGAACGACGCTCCGCTGCCCTGCTCGCCGGGGCCGAGGCGCTGGAGGCCGTCGAGGTGGCGAAGGCGGCGCTGGAGACGATAAGGGACCGCTGCCGGAGCGCTGGACAGGGCGCGGCATACGGGGAACTCAAGGATATCCGCAAGTACGTCTCGGATGACATGCGGCAATGTGACGACGTTGCAACCGCCGCCCTGGCGCGGCTGGAGGAGAAATGAGCAACGAAGAGAAGGTAAGACGACTAGAAAGGCTTGCGGCAGAAAAAACCAGCGCGGCACAGGATGCCAAATTTGTCTTTGCCGCCGAAGGATTAGTCGCTGAATTTACCGCTGACGCTGACATTCTCCGCGAGGCCGCGCAGTTGATGCGGGAGCAGGAGTCACTGATGACCGGCCCAGACTGGAAACTCATGTACGAGGCCCAGAAGCGCGACATGGCGGCGATGCGGAAGCGCATCGCCGAACTGGAGGCCGAGCGGGACGCGGCCCGTGCCGGGGAGGCTAGGGCCGTGGAGGCGCTGGAAGCTGAGCAGCGGGCCGCGCATTGGCGAAACCTTGCGCGAATCACCGACAAGCACGAGGATGCGCTGGAAGCCGGTCGGCTGTCTGAGATCGCGCAACGATTGCGGCACGGCATTGTCCTGGTACTGACCAATAACCAACCCGCCCTCGACTGGCTCGCCCAGCGGGAGCGCGAGGCGGCGGCGCGGGAGCTTGAGGGACTGATGGAAAGCGAGTGGAAGTGGGAGGAGTTCGAGTTGAAAGCAAGCATTTATGCGCGTTTGGCCGACCTTCGGAATGAACAACCTACCGCATGTTCCGAAGCCGCCCAAGCCGCCGCCGTGGCGTGGGTGGACGAGCAGGAGGGGTGCGATGCCTGACGACCGCCACACCGCCGCCGACCGCGACGATCTGGCGCGGGAGCAGCGCCGGGAGCGTAGAGAACGAGAGGAGTATCTGACCGAAGAAAGGGAGACTTATGGAACAACAGAAAGTTGATTTGGACGCGCTGGAAGCGGCGCTGGCGAGGGCTACGCCGGGAGAGTGGACCGTAGAGATGGACGGGCCGGACGATGACGACTCGCCATGTGACGTCGTCATCCCGGAGATCAACCGCATTCTGCACAGCACCGAGTGGGCAGACCCGGAAGACTTCGAGCAGGACGTCGCCAACGCCGAGGCCATCGTTGCCGCCCACAACGCCCTCCCCGCCCTCATCGCCGAGTTGCGGCAACTCCGGGCGCGGATAACGCCGGAGGTGATCGGGGAAAAGCACCGGGACGGGAACTGGTGGCTGGTGTGGGGTGGCGACATGGATAAGTGGGTGATTGCGCACCATGACGAATTGATGTGGCAGTGGTATCGCGATTGCGGGCTGAGCGTCAACCCCACCCACGCCCTGCCGATGCCGCCCGCGCCGGAGCCACCGGCGCCGAGGGGGGAGTAGTGAGCGCGAAATCAACGATCTGCCTTAAATGCGGCGGCGAGCGCGACATGACCTTGGCCCATGCGTGGTGTCGGCCATGCTGGCGCCTTGAGAACCGAGAGCGCCGGCGCATCAAGCGCGGCACGCCGGAATCTGCCTACCGGCCCGAGCGGTGCGACCCGGCGCCGCGCAAATACCCGATGGGCCAGTGCTCGCACTGCGGGGTCGCGGTCGTCCAGGACGGCAAGTGCGCGCCGTGCCTAGCTGCCTACCGCCGAGAGTGGGAAGCGAAGCGCCGCGCCAAGAATAAGGCGGCGGCAGGGCCGAAGCTGTGCCGTACCACCGGGTGCGGCCAGCGGACGAGGACGCCGAGTAGCAAACTGTGCGCGGTGTGCTACGGGCACGCGCAGATTGCCAAGGTGACGAAGGCCACCAAGGCGCGATTGACCAAGGCGGCGGCGCATAAGCAGATGGCGCGGCCCGCGCCGCCCGCTGGTCGTCGGTGGCCGGAGGTGGCGGTTGTCGAGGCGCGGGACATCGTCATCGGACCGGCGGCCATCGAGGTCGTCCAGCCGGTGGACATCCGCGGGCATAAGGTGACGCGGGTTCCGGCGGCGGGGGAGTGGGGGCGGTGAACCTTTACAACGAAATCGACCCCTACGCCGCCCAGTGGCTCCGCAACCTGATCAATGCCGGGGAAATACCGCCCGGCGACGTGAACGAAACCCCAATCGAGGAACTGAATGCAGACGACCTTGTTCGATACACCCAATGCCACTTCTTTGCCGGAATCGGAGGCTGGCCGCTTGCCCTACGTCTCGCCGGATGGCCCGACGATGAGCCAGTCTGGACCGGCAGTTGCCCCTGCCAGCCATTCTCCGTCGCCGGGAAGGGCCTCGGCGAAGACGACCCGCGCCACCTCTGGCCTGCGTTTCGGAAACTCATCGCCAAGTGCCGCCCTAACGTCATCTTTGGTGAGCAGGTTGCGGGAGCGGCTGGATTGCGATGGCTCTCTGGAGTACAAGCTGACGTGGAGGAAGATTCGTACCGATTGGGGTTTGCGGAGCTTTGCGCTGCGGGCGTCGGCGCGCCCCATATCCGGCAACGATTGTTCTGGGTGGCCGACAGCCCGGAGCGAGGACGCGGAAAGCAGTGGGGCGCAAATCAGTCGAGGAGTGGCGGATACTCTAACGGCGGTCGCGAGGCTGGCGGGCTGGGTTTCCACCACGGCAACGGACGGGACGCGCGGGAGCCTGCCGCCGCGTTCGCACGATACGGGAGTCCCGCTGGATCAGATGGCGGCGCTGGCTGGCTGGGCAACGCCCAACGTGCCAAACGGCGGCCGATCAATCAGCCACGCAAAAAGGAAGGGCGCGACGGCCTATCACAACGGGAAGAAAGTCCAGATTGGACTGGAGGCGCAGGCACGCATGGCGAACTTGAACGATCAGGCGGCGCTACTGGTTTCTGGTCCGACTTCGACATCCTCAACTGCCTCGACGGAAAAGCGCGGCGCACTCAATCCGGACTTCAGCCGCTGGCTCATGGGGTATCCGGTCGAGTGGCTATTCGCCGCGCCGGTCAAGAGCACTGGTACTCGCGGACGGGAACGCTCCGCGGATTCGGTAACGCCATTGTGCCCCAAGTGGCGACGGAGTTTATTCGGGCTTACATGGAGGTGACCAAGTGCCCACGATAGCTTTGCCCGCGCCGAGCAACTGCGCTGCGCGGCGCTCTACCCGGACCCCGGCGCATGGCTGGGGTGTCATGATTATTTTGCAGAGGAGTATTTAATGGAGATGGAGAAGATGGAGAAACACAAGGATTTAGGCGAGGATTACGACAAGTATTTGAGCAGCAAGCAGGTTGTTGCTCCAGTGGCTGGATTTCATGTCGAGGACATTAACCCAGCCATGCACCTACATCAGCCGGTTATAACAAAATGGGCCATTAGGAAAGGTAGGAGCGCAATCTTTGCAGGGACCGGCATGGGCAAGACCTTTATGGAACTGGAGTGGGCTCGACACGTTTCAGTGAAGGCTGGCAATGTCCTGATCCTTGCTCCTCTGGTAGTCGGTGCTCAGACCAAAAAAGAGGCTGACAAGTTCGGGATCGCTGGCGTAGAGCACGTCCATTCGCCGACTGATGCGCCGATTCAGGTGACAAACTACGAGAAGTTGCACCGGTTTAACCCGAAAGATTATGCGGGGATCGTGCTGGACGAGTCAAGCATACTCAAGGGTTTTGACGGAAAGTTCAGAAAGGCAGTGACGGAGTTTTCATCCGTCATTCCCTATCGGCTTTGCGCGTCGGCCACGCCCGCGCCAAACGACTACATGGAACTGGGGAACCATGCGGAGTACCTAGGCGTCATGACTTGCGCGGAAATGCTTGCGATGTTCTTTACGCACGACGGAGCCGACACATCAAAATGGAGACTGAAGAAGCACGCAGAGCCTGTTTTCTGGAAGTGGGTATGCTCGTGGGCTGTGGCGATCAGGAAGCCATCGGACCTTGGATTTGACGATGGGCCGTACTCTCTGCCACCGCTTAGCATTAACCAAGTCACAGTGCAAAGTGGCGTCGTTCAGGAAGGGCTACTCTTCCAGGTAGAGGCTGATTCTCTGCAAGAGCGCCAGCAGGCAAGAAAGCTGACCATAGACCAGCGGGTTGCGGAGTGCGCTAAATACGCGAATGGCAATTCGGATCAGTGGGTCATATGGTGCGGGCGAAACGAAGAAAGCTCCAAGCTGGCCGCGTCCATTGACGGAGCCATTGAGGTCACTGGATCGCAACCAGAGGAACAAAAGGAAGTCAATCTTCTGAAGTTCGTCAATGGCCATGCTCGGGTTTTGGTCACGAAGCCGGAGATAGCTGGATTCGGCCTAAATCTTCAGTTTTGCCATAAGGTTGCGTTCGTCGGGCTATCTGATTCTTTCGAGCAGTACTATCAGGCCGTCCGCAGGTGTTGGCGGTTTGGTCAGAAGAAAGCAGTAGACGTATACGTCATAACGGCAGACATAGAAGGCGCTGTCGTAAGGAATATCCAACGAAAGGAAAATGACTCAGAACGAATGATGGAGGGAATGGTAATGCACATGGCGGAGGAGATGAAGAAAGAGGTATTTTCGAGCGTCATCCAGAAGACTGAATACGCAGAAGCCGAGCAACGCGGGTCATCGTGGACGGCATTGATGGGGGATTGCGTCTCCCATGTTTCAAAAATGCCCGATAACTACATCGGCTACTCTATTTTCTCTCCGCCGTTTGCATCTTTGTACACCTACAGCAACAGCGACCGCGACATGGGCAACTGCAAAAACTATGAACAGTTCGAGCAGCATTTCAAGTTTCTCATTCCGCAACTATTCCGCGTTTTGATGCCCGGAAGGGTGCTTTCTTTTCACTGCATGAATCTGCCGTTTTCTAAGGAACGAGACGGCTTCATTGGGATTCGCGACTTTCGGGGGCAGATGATTCAGTGGTTTCAGGATTGCGGGTTTATCTTTCACTCAGAGGTGTGCATATGGAAAGACCCAGTGACCGCCATGCAGCGAACTAAGGCGATTGGCCTACTGTACAAACAACTACGCAAAGATTCGGCGATGAGTAGGCAGGGAATACCAGACTATCTGGTTACCATGCGGAAACCGGGCGTCAACGCTCAGCCGGTGACCAAGACTCACGAGTCGTTCCCTGTTGATTTATGGCAGCGCTACGCTTCTCCGGTGTGGATGGACATTGAGCAGTCGAAGACGCTGAATCGAGACGGCGCGAAAGAGGAGAACGACGAGCGGCACATCTGCCCGCTGCAGCTCGACGTCATTGAGCGAGGCGTAAGGCTTTGGTCGAATCCAGGCGACGTGGTGCTTTCGCCGTTCATGGGCATCGGAAGCGAGGGATACGTTTCAATTAAAGAAGGGAGGAGGTTTGTCGGCGTGGAGCTAAAGCCGAGCTACTTCGAGTTGGCTTGCCGGAACCTGAAACAGGCCGAGCATGATGGGAAAGCCCAGATTGACATGTTCGCGGAGGCCGCCAATGACTAACGAACTCGAAGATTCAAAGCGCGATTCTGCGCGACTGACCTGGCTGATTGCCGAGGCGCTCGAAGGCCGGCATCACCTGGCGCGGGCTGGCGTCGACCAGCACAGCATTCGGGCGTTTGTGGATTACCACATGGCGCCGGCCAACGTCGACGCCGAGCGGGCGCGGTGGTGCGAGGAGAATGCGGCGACTGTTGAATGGCGAAACGCACGATGGGTGTGCTATTACAAGCGCTCAGACGGGCGAGCATTTACGTGGCACGACGAAGACCGCGACACCGCCATCGACAAAGCGCGGGGGGTGGTGAAATGAGCATCTACATTCGTCGCAAAACAACCGCCCAGGTGCTGGGCGACCGTGCCGAGCACGAGATCACTGAGGACTACCTGCAGCGCCGCATGGCGGAGCAGCGCGAGGGCATCATGGCGGCCATGGTGCGGGCGCAGGGCTGGCGCATGGACTGGTCGCCGCAGGCGTTGAACCGGCTGCGCGAGCACGTCCGCGAGGTGGACTGGCGCGTGGAGGTGCTGCACGAGCTGACGGCAAAACTGGTGCGCTTACAGCGTGGTTGAAAGTGCTTGACCTATCCGTTTGGGTCGTAGCAACATTGGGGTGCGGCTAGCTACCGCCAGCAGTCATGCTGTTTCCCTGTATCCGGGGCGCGTGTTGAGCGTGCTCCGGTTTAACGCAGGGAAGCAAAGGGAAATACATGAAGAGTCAATGGAAAAGGCCCGCTGCGGCCAAAGAGAAACTGTCTCCGCTTGTTGCGGTAGAGCGGTTTGACCGCATGAACCGAGAGGCGGCGCGCATTGTGCTGTGCGAGCCGGGCAAGTACCCGGTGGGGAGCGCCATGCACACTTGGGCGGCCATGGTGTGGGGTAAGCCGAGATGACGAACACTGTAGTGATTGGCGGCAGGTCGTTTGGAAGCAAGGCGGAGGCCGAGGCGCATATCCGCGAGCTGTTGGCGAGGTGGAAGGGCCAGCCTATAATCAAGGGCGATGACGCGCAGTTTGTCGAGTCTTTGCTGGCCGGGCATCCCCAACGCGGCGTGATTGCCGACTGCGGGATTAAGCACGTCAGGGTGCAGGAGATAGATAACGGCTACCTGCGTTTTCTGGCCGTGAGAGTCGATGGGTCAGTGCGCGACTTTTCATGGCGGCACTGCATCTCTCCGAAGTCGCAACGCGCGGCGGTTATGAGCGTGTGCCGGTCGGTCGTGGATCCGCAAATTGCGGCGTTCCGGGGTGAGTATTGGTCGGTCAGGACAACAGCGCAATGCCCAGTGGCCAATACGCAAATGACTATAGCAACATCGGACGTCGACCACGCGCCTCCTAATACGTTTGCCGTATTGGTCGAGAAGTGGCTGGCCGTTGTAAGAAGCGGCTTTGATCTGATCGAGATTGAGCACCAGGCCGGCTACGGCCAACGATCGCGTTTCGTCGAGACGTGGCTGGAGCCAGATTGGGCCGAGTATCACGAATGGAACGCCCGGCTGCGAGTGGTTTCGCGGCTGGCGAACCGCTCCCTACTGCGGAGGAAAAGCTAGTGACGAACACTCTTAGTGAAATCGCGGCGGCGTATGTAGCTGCTGGCTGGCCGGTGCATCCGCTGCGGGCGAAGGACAAAATACCCGCGACGCAACACGGTTGCCGCGACGCGAGCTTTGATGCGGCGCTGGTGGCTGATTGGTGGCAGAAGTGGCCAGCGGCCAACATCGGGCTGGCTACGGGTCACGGCTACTTTGTCGTGGACCTTGACGGTGCGGCTGCGGCGGCCTGGGCTGAGGCGAACGAATTACCCTCGACACTGACCGCTGCAACGGCGCGGGGGCGGCATTTGTACTACGCACTACCGCCCGGCGTGGCCGTGGCAAACAGCGCGGGCCAGGTGGCCGAGGGCGTAGACATCCGCGGCACTGGCGGTTACGTTGTCGCGCCGCCATCGGTGCACCCCAGCGGCCACGTGTACCAGTGGCTCGACGTTGACCAGGAGGCGCCGTCTCGTATCTTGCTGGCGGCTGCGCCCGATTGGCTGCTTGCCATGATAGGGACTAGCGAGACGCGGGCGCGGAACCCGAGCGAGCGGTTCGATCTGCCGTCGCGCATTGCCAAGGGAACGCAGCACCATACGCTGTTCAAATTTGCGTGCAGCTTGCGGGCGCGGGAGACGCCGGAGGCAGACATCCACCGGCAGGTGCTGAAGGCCGCGCAGGCCTGCGAAGATGTGCCTCCGGATCGCAACGTGCGGAAAATCGTCGATTGGGTACTTGGGCGTTATGCGGCCGGCCGGAGTGGCGGGGCAAAGCCAGAGGACGCGGCCAGCAAGCTCGAAGACGACGACGAGGAACGCAAGAAGCCGCACCCGAATACAATCGCCAAGCGAATACTGGTCGATCACCGAATCATCAACTGTGACGGGGTGCTGTACGAGTACGGGCTCACGCACTGGCGGCAAGTCTCGGCCGAGCGGCTGAAGGCGCTGGCTGCCGACTGCGACGGCAAGGATACGACCCAGCGGAGGCGGGCCGAGACGGCCGACTATATCCGTTGCTCGACGCATCGCCAGGAGCAGCAGTGGCGACTGCTCCAGCCGTGGGAAGTGGCCGTTGGCAACGGCGTCATCGACCTGCGGGCCGATAGCTTGGCCATGCGTCCGCACAACGCCGAGGACTACCTCCAGGCGTGCGTCCCGGTGCCGCTGCAGCGGTCGGCGCAGTGCCCAACGCTTATGCGGTGTCTCGACACGTACTTTGGCGGCGACCATGACGGCGAGGCGAAGAAGCTGGCCCTGCAGGAGTTTTTTGGCTACTGCCTAATGTCTCACGCCCGGTATAAGAAGGCGCTGCTGTGCTACGGGGAAAGCAACTGCGGCAAGAGTACAATCCCGTTCCTGCTCCGCGAGCTGGTGGGCGCGGCCAACATGTGCGCCGTGTCAGTAGAGGATATGGACGACCCGCGCAAGCGTGCGCCGCTGCGGGGCAAGCTGATCAACGCGCTGACGGAGCTACCGACGGACGCCATGATCGCCGACGGCGGCTTCAAGACGCTGGTCAGCACCGAGGAGCCGATCCAGTTTGACGAGAAGTACATGCCGAGCATTATGGACGTGCCCATCGCCAAGCACGTCATCGTTACCAACACCCTGCCGGCCATCAACGACCGATCCAGGGGTACGTTCAACCGGCTGCTGCTGATCCAGTTCAACCACGTCATCCCGGAAAGTGAGCAGAACAAAAAAGTGTGGGACGAGCTGCGGAACGAGATCGAGGGCGTGTTGTTGTGGTCCATCGAGGGGGCGCGGCGGCTGTGGGCGAAGGATGGCCGGTTTACGGCGGCGGGCGCTGTGGAAATGGAGGAGTACCGGAACGAACAGAACCCGGTGCTGGAGTGGATTCAGGAAGCCTGTGAGCGCGACGAGGACGGGCGCGTGCTGCTGACCGACATGCGGGAGCGGTACTGCCGGTGGGCCGGAAAGGCGGTGTCGCCCAAGTGGTTCGCACAGGGACTAGTTGGGGCTGGGTATCAGATCACGCCCAACCCGGTGTGGATCGGCACCCGCAAAGGTCGGGCGTGTCTGGGCCTCCGGCTGCTGTAGTCGGCGCTTGGAACAGATCTTGGAACGCTTGGAACAGATCTTGGAACGGATCTTTTTCCCCATCTGTTCCACGCAACCCACTCATTCTTATATACTTCTTCTTCTTGGAACGGATGGAACAGGAGAATATAAAGAGTATATCAGTCAGAGGAAGGGAGAGAGGGGAGAGAACGTAGAAAATGAACGCAACAATGGAAACTGCCGTTCCATCCGTTCCAAGCGTTCCAAGGCTTCCCAACCATCCGGCAATCCCGGATAGTTCCCTAGTGCGGACATTTGCGCCGCGCCTGGACGGCGGTGACGACGGCGCCGCACGTAAACTTAATCATGGCCACTCGTCCTCCCCGCTGGTGCCAGCGCTGCCTTGCCGCCCATGGCCCACAATGCCCGGCCCGTCCGCGACCTACCGACCGACGGCCCGACTCGACCGCCCGCGGATATGACTCGACATGGGAGCTCCTGTCGCGCATGGTCAGGCGCGAGGAGCCCGTGTGCCGCATCTGCCAAGCGGCGGTGGCTACCGAGGTGGACCACATCGTGCCGCTGCGCGCGGGCGGGGTGCGGCTGGACCGTAGCAACCTGCAGGCCCTGTGCCACCAGTGCCACACGTGGAAGACCAAGGGCGACCGGCGGCGGTACCCATAAACTTGGCTTATAGCTGGCCGACTAGTACCCTGTGGAAATCTGGGCGGCAAAAGGCGAAGCTGAGGCGAAGAAAAGGGGAGGGGTGGGTCGGATCCTGGCGGTTTTGAGCGCAGCACCGACTTCGGAACCCGGTTACGTTAAATTCTGGGTTTCCCGGTTTCGGTTTCCACAGGTTTTCGACAGGTTTTCCACAGGTACCCTCAAAAAACCACTAGTACCGAGTTGGAGCGCTTCGTATAGGCGCATTAAATGCACGCATGGTGGTATAAGCTAGAATCATGGGACTACGAGGACCGATACCCAAAAACCCGCCGCCGAAGCCCGGCCCGATCATCCAGGAATCCATCGCCCCGCCGGCCAACCTGTGCCCCGAAGAGGTCGCCATCTTCCGGCAACTGGTCGAAGACAATCGCGCCGCCGGCGTACCCATGCGCCAGGCCGACGCTGCCATGTACGGTGACCTCGCCTCAGCGACGTATCGCCGCGAGTCGGCAGCAGACGACCGCGTTTGGCTGGCATTAACCCGTCAGATCGAAGAGTTACGGGGCCAACTGTGCATCGGGCCACGAAGCCGCGGCCGCGCCGGGATCCGCGACGTCGAAAAGCCGGTCGCCAAGACGGCGCTGGCAAGGGTGTTGGAACTTGCCAAAGCAAAGCAGCAGTAACGGCAACTGGCTGGACCTAAGCGCGGTTCAAATGGCCGAGACGCTTATCGGCGGCCTCACCCTCACCAAAGCCACCCGCTCCGGCGGCCCTGAGCCATTTGAGCTGCTGCCGCACAGCCGCAAGCTAATTGCCAACCTGCTTGGCTGGAAGCGGCCAGACGGTCGCCGCCTGTATCGGAAGGCCTTTGCGTCGATGGGGCGGAAGCAAGCCAAAACCCAAACCGTTGCCGCGCTGGTCGTGGCCGAGTTTTTTTTGAGCCAGGAAAAGAAGCAGGAGATCTACATGGCGGCCAAAGACCGCGACCAGGCGAGCATCTGTTTCGACGCCGTCGCCGACATGATCCGCGCATCGGAGGACCTGCTTCCGCTGGTGACGATCACCGAGTCGCGCAAGCTGATCCGGCACAACGAGTCCGGTTCAATCATCCGCGCCCTAAGCAGTGACGGCGCCGGGAAGCACGGCTACAACCCCTCGCTGGTGGTGTTCGACGAACTCCACGCCTGGGGCATTGCCGAGCAGGAGCTTTACGACGCGCTGACGACCGGAAGCAAAAGCCGTCGCAACCCGCTGTGGGTGACCATCACGACGGCGGGCAGCAATCAGGAATCTATCTGCTACCGCGAGTACCAATACGCTAGGCGCGTGGCGTCGGGCGAGATCCAGGACGAGAGCTACTTCCCACTGATCTACGAGGTGCCGATTGACGCCGACTGGACCGACCAGAGCCTGTGGCCGCTGGCGCTGCCGACGCTCGGCGTGCTGCACGACATCCGCGACTACGAAGAGGAGTTTCGGCAGGCGCTGGCCCGGCCCGAGAAGCAGAACACGTTTCGGCGGCTCTACCTGAATCAGTGGACCAGCGCCACGACTACATGGATACCGCTGCGCGACTGGGACCAGTGCATGGACGAGTTCCCGGATCTGGCCGGCGTGCCGTGCTACGGCGGGCTGGACCTGGCGGCGGTGCGCGACCTGACGGCATTTGCGCTGTGCTGGCCATATGAGGGCAAAGTCTATTACCGGGCCTGGGCTTACCTGCCGTCGAAGATGCTGGCCGAGAAGACCGCAACCGACGGCGTGCCATACGTCCAGTGGGCGCAGGGCGGTCACATCGAGACCATGCCGGGTAACACTGTCGATTGGCGCTATGTGGTCGCGCATATCACGAAGCTGTCCGAGCAGTACAACATCCAGGCCATTGCCTACGACCGCTACGGCGCGCGCGATACGGCGCAGCAGCTGCAGGACGCGGGTATACCCGTGGTGGAGTTCGGCCAGGGCTACGTGTCGATGTCGCCAGCCGCGAAGCGCTTTGAGCAGCTAGTCCACGAGCGGCAGCTAGTTCACGACGGCTCGCCCGTGCTGCGCTGGAACATCGAATGCTGCGAGATCGCTAGCGACCCGGCAGGCAACATCAAACCGGTCCACCCAGACCGCCATCGCGAGACGACCCGCAACGATCTAGTGATTGCGTGCGTCATGGCGACCGGTATTAGCACCAGTGCGAAGCCGAAGGAGCGTTCGGTGTACGAGGACATGGTGCCGGTCACGTTGGGCTGGTAGCACGCCAAGCAAAATTCGTGATACCGTGGTAGCACGATGCAGTAGGGATTGTGATACCGGATGAACCTTTTCGGCAAGCTCATGGTCAAGCTCGGCGCAACGCCGCCACCAGATAACGACTTCTGGTATCGGCCTGTGTCTGGAAGCAAGTACTACGTGTCGAGCGAGTCGGCCATGCGTATCACTGCGGTCTGGGCCTGCGTGCGCGTGATTGCCGAGACCATCGGCAGCCTGCCGCTGGGGATTTACCGGCGTGGCCGAGATGGCCGCGAGTTGGATCGCAACCATCCGCTCTATTATCTGCTGCATGACTCGCCGAATGCGGACATGACGGCGTTTGAGTTTTGGGAGCTGGCGGCGAAGTGCCTGTGCCTGTCGGGCAACTTTTACGCGCGGATCCAGACCAACCAGCGCGGCGACGTGACGCAGTTGACGCCGCTGTCGCCGTCGTCGGTGCGCGTGTTCCGCGACCCGGAAACCGGCGTGATGGTCTACCAGTACGGGCAAAGCATGTTCACGGCCTCGGACATTCTGCACATTCCAGGCCTGGGCTACGACGGCGAAGATAGCCTGACCGGCTACTCGCCCGTTGGCTACATGGCGCAGGCGTTGGGTATGACGCAAGACGCCGAAGGGTACGGCGCCAACTTCTTCCGCAACAACGCCACGCCGCCCGCCTACATGACCGTGCCGCAAGCGTTGAGCAACGAGGCGCGGAAGAATTTGCAGACTTGGCTGATGGAGAATTACGGAGGCGTTCGCAACGCCGGAAAGATCGGCGTTCTGGAGCAGGGCGCGGAAATCAGGACTGTCGCCATCAACCACCGGGACATGCAGTTTCTGGAGTTGCGCCAGTATCAGAAGGCCGACATCTGCTCAATTTTCCGTGTGCCGCCGCACATGATCCAGGATTTGACGCGTTCGACGAATAACAACATTGAGCATCAGGGCATCGACTTTGCGACGCACACGATCCGGCCTTGGCTGACCCGCATCGAGAAGCGCATCAACCTGCAGTTGTTTGGGCCGCGAGAGGCGACAAATTACTACGCCGAGTTCAACATGGACGCCTTGCTTCGCGGCGACGCGGCCAGCCGCGCCAGCTATTATTCGGCCATGCGAAACATCGGCGCATTGAATGCGAACGAGATCCGCAGCAAAGAGAACATGAACCCATACGACGGCGGCGAGCTGTATCTGGTGCAGGGCGCCATGGTGCCAGTCGCGCAGGCCGGGGCATTCCAAGGGGGTGCGCAATGAACATAGAGCAAGCGCAACAGCTACTGCTGCAGGCGCCGCAATCGCTGCTGTCGTCGCTGCGGCCGACCGAGTCGCTACAAATGCCGGACGAAGGCGATAAGGTCGAGCTCCCGGGCAAGCGCAAGCGTGACGTGCTGTTTTACTCGGGCGCGAAAGTCGAGCGCGTCGATATGTGGTCCGGAGACGTGTACGACCTGTCGTTTGCCATGGACGGCGGCGACCTTACGCAGCTGGCTGGTAAGCCAGTCCTCGACGGTCACCAGCAGGAAGAGGTCGAGTACGTCCTAGGCGTAGTGGAAAGCCCGCGCCGCACGCGCCGCGGCTACGAGGCGACGCTGCGCTTTTCTGACCGGGAAGATGTCGCGCCGGTCTGGCAGGATATTGAGGACGGAATCCTGACCAGCGTTTCGATGGGCGTGCAGATCGTGGAGATGACGCAAGCGCCGGACTCGACGGTCAAGCGGCCGCATTTGCTGGCGACCAAGTGGAAGCCGTTCGAGATCTCCATCGTCCCCATCGGGGCCGACCCCGGAGCCAAGTTTTTGTCGGCCAGCCTTTCGGCGGCCAAACGAATTTCGTCCGCGCCCAGCGCGGCTGAAAACCACGCCCGGCACGAGCTGGCGCTGCGCGAGCGGCGCTGGCGGGTGTTGGGCAGATAAGGAGCACACATGACGAAACGAGAACTACTCTCCTCCGTCTCCGCGCTGGAAACTGAGTACAGCGCGATCCTGGCGGCCTCTGCGGCCGCCGCCGACCCGGTCGCGCATCTCGCCGCCCTGGACGCCAAAGAGGCCGAACTGAAGTCCGTCCGCGAGCAGTTGGCGGCGGTCGAAGCGCTTGAAGCCCGCGCCAAGCAGAACGTGACGCGCGAACCGGCCCGCGTGACCAGCGACAACGAAGCGAAGCGGCCGTGGGCCAGCTTCGGCGAGAACCTGCAGGCCATTGCCTTTGCTCAGTCGCCTGCCGGATCGTTCCAGGGCTTGGGCGGCAAAGTCGACAAGCGCCTGTTTGAGACGCTGACCGCCAGCGGTTCCTCGGCCAGCGTACCGGCCGATGGTGGCTTTGCCATCGCGACGGCGTTTTCCGACGTCCTGTTGCAGCGGGCCCGCGAAACGGCGCGCATTTTTCCGCTTGTGAACGAGATCCCGATGGGCGAGGGCTCCGACTCGATCGACCTGCCCTACATCGACGAGACCAGCCGCGCCAATGGCTCGCGCTGGGGCGGCGTGCAGGCTTACTGGACCGGTGAGGCTGACGCGCCGACGGCCACCAAGCCGAAGCTGTCGCGGCACGAGTTGCGTTTGGAGTCGCTGAAGTGTCTGCATTACGCCACTGAGCGGTTGCTCCGCAACGCACCGGCGATGGGCGCGGTGCTGGAAAATGCCTTCGCCTCCGAGATTGCCTTTAAGCTGGACGACGCCATTTGGCGCGGCAACGGCGCGGGGATGCCGCTCGGTTTCAGCGTGCAAAACTACGGCTCTCGGCTTTTGGTCGAGGTGGCCAAGAAGACCGGGCAGGCCGCCGACACCTTCGTGATTGAGAACGCGACCGCCATGTTGTCGCGCATCCTGCGCGATCCCGGCGATCGCATCGCTTGGTTCTGCAATCCGGACACGATCGGCCAATTCCCGTTGCTCACCGTTGGGCAGCAGCCGGTGTTTCTGCCGAACAACAGCGCGGTAGGAAGCATGCAGTACGGAACTTTCTTCGGCTTCCCGGTGATTGTCGTCGAGCAAGCCGAAACGCTCGGCGACGCTGGCGACATTGTGCTCGCCAATATGTCGAAGTACGTGATGATTACCCAGGGCGGCCTCCGCGCCGCGCAGTCCATGCATGTGCGGTTCATTTTCGACGAAATGACGTTCAAGTGGTCGTTCGACGCGAACGGACAATCGTCCGTCAAGCAACCGATCACCCCGTTCAAAGGCAGCAACACCCTGTCGCCCTTCGTGACGACGGCGGCCCGCGCCTAACCAATAACACCGGAGCGGGCGGCGTAAGTCGCCCGCACTAAGGAGACCCATAATGCCTCGCTATGAACTATTGAACAATTTGCACTTCATCAAGGGACTCGATCCGGTGGCCGACGCCTTCGCGGGCACGGTTTACTCGGATGTGGTTAGCCTTGAAAATCATGAAAGCGCCATCTTTCTCGTCTACAAGGGCGTCGGCACGACCGGCACGAGCACCATCACTGTGGAAGCGTGCGACGATTTTGTGCCGACCAACACCAGTGCCGTAGGCTTTTTGAGCAAGTCCATCACCTCGACCGACATTCAGGGGGCCATGACGGCGCGCACATCGACCGGTTTTACCACGACCGCTGGCAGCAGTCAGATTTACGCAATCCAGGTCAACGTCGAGGAGCTGGTCGCCAGCGGCTACCCTTGCGTCCGGCTCAAATGCGTCGAGGTTGTCGATTCGCCCGTTCTGGGCGGCATCGCCATCGCTTTGGCCGGCCCGCGCTTTGGCGGCTCTGCCACCGCAACTGAAATCGCCTAACGCATGGACCTACGCCTCCAGCTAGTGACCGGCCCGACCGGGTACCCGCTTGAAGCGGCTGACCTCGAAGCGCACTCTCGCGCCCTGGGCCAGCCGCTAGAGCAGCTGGAGCCGTACCTATTCGCGGCGACCGACCATATCGAGACGATCACTAACCGCCGCTGTCTGACGCAGACCTGGAACTTGTTCCTCGACTGCTTCCCGGGCAGCGGCGTTATCCAGCTTCCCTACTCGCCGCTGGTTTCGGTCGCGCACATCAAGTACACCGACTCGACTGGCGTACAGCGCACCTTTGCGGCGACCGAGTACGGCGTATCGACGGCGCGGACGCCGGGAGCCATCGTTCTGGAGTATCAGAAGGATTGGCCTACCGACACGCTCCGCAACACGGACCCAATCGAAGTGCAGTTTACATGTGGGTACGGTCTGGCAACGCAGGTACCGCACCAGCTGCGCCAGGCGATCCGTATGTTGGCGGCGCACTTCTACGAACACCGCGAGGCCGTCATCATCGGCACCACGTCCGCGGTTGATGAGCGCGAGTTGCCTTTCGCTGTGTCGGCGTTGATCGCGCCGTTTCGGGTGTGGCTATGAAAGCAGGAAGCCTCCGACATCTAATCATCATTCAAGAGCCGACCATCGCAGTGGACTCCAACGGCGACCGCACCGACACATGGACGGAGTACGCGACGACCTGGGCCAGTATCGAGACCGGCAACGGGCGCGAGTTTTTTGCTGCCCGGCAGGTTATGGCCGACCTTACGCATACCATTCGGCTACGCTACATCGAAGATCTTAAGCCAGAGATGCGGGTTAAGTACGTTGACCAGAAGACCGGGAAGACGCGGTACTTCAACATCCGCACTATCTTGAACCCGGACGAGCGCAACGAAATGCTCGTGATGCAGGCGCTGGAGGTGCTGATCTAATGGCAGGGGCGCGCAACATCAAAGTCGAGGGCCTTGACGAACTGACGCAGCGGTTCAACAAGCTGATGGCCACAGCCGAAGGGCCAGCGCTGCAGGACGCCATTCTGCAGGGTGCGCGAATGCTTGAGGACGAAGTGGAGCGCCGAGCGCCGATTGCGCCATACGCGACGCATTATCGCGGGCGCATGATTCAGCCGGGCGGCCTGCGTGAGTCGGTCCAGTCGGGCAAGGGGCGCAAGCATAAGAATTTCCTTCAGGCATACACCTTCACGCTGAAGGGCAAAGCGCCGCACGCCTACATGGTTGAGTTCGGCACCAGAGCGCATACGATTCAGGGCAAGAAAATGCGGATCCGCGGCGCGGCGTTTAGCTGGCTCAAGCGGCTTGGCGACCAAGTGCGGACCAAGATCCAGCATCCGGGCGCACGCCCCGCGTTTTTCTTTCGCGACTCCATCAAGGCCAAGCGCCTGCAGATCAAGCGGCTCATCGAGGCCCGCGCTAAGGCCGCGTTTGAAGCCATCACGAGGGCCGCATGAGGCTCTACCAGGCGCTGTATAAGTACCTGCAGACGCAAGCGCCAGTGACGGCGCTGGTGGGCACGCGGGTGTACGACGCGCACGCCGACCAAGGCCGCGCGACCAAGTACCCGTGCGTCGTCATTGAAATGATCGACGACCAGCAGTTTCATTCCATCGGCGCGAATCCAACCGCAACGCGCCGGCCGGTGAATTTTTACTGCATGGCGCAGGGCAATGGCAAGGCGAGCGACGACCTCGCCGACATCGTCTACACCGCCATCATGGGCCAAGAGGCGGCCATCGGCTCAGCCAGCGGCCTCACAGTTCGTAGTACGCATCTCAACGGGCGCAGAAACGAGTACGAGGACGCGCTCGAAACTGACAAGAAACTTTACGCAACGATCGTGGAGTTCGACATTATTCACGACCTCTAAGGAGCACTTATGGCAATTCTGGCTGGCAACGCAGGCAGTTTCCGACTGAGCACTAACACCGTGCTTGAGATCGACACGTGGACACTCGACGTGTCCACCGGGCTCGAAGAAACGCAGTCGTTCGGCGACACGTGGAAGGAGCGGACGGCGACCATCCGTGAGTTTAGCGGCACGGCGAGCGGGCGCTTCGACAACGCCGACACGAACGGCCACGTCGCGCTCAACACGGCGTTTTTGGGCGGCACGAGCGTTAGTGCGCGGTTCTACATCAACGGCACGAATTACTACAGCGGCACCTGCTTTGTTCAAGGCAGCCTGAATGCTTCCGAGAACGGGCTGGTGACCGCCAGCTACACGTTGACCGGCAGCGGCGCACTGACGTACACCTAAACCTAGGAGGCCATATGGCAGTTCTCGCAGGCCGCAACGCAGACATCTACCTCGCCACCGGGGCGGGTACCAGCATGACCGGACAGGCGACCACCGCGCTGGGCGGTGGCGTCTATCAGATCACGCTGGCCGCCCGCCGGGCGATTAACCCCAACGCCTCGCTGACCGTCCTCGACGGCGTGACAACTGTCTCGCCAGCGCTGTACCAAGTCGCGTGGGGCAACGGCAAGATTGTTTTTCCGAGCTACACGCCCGCTGGCGCTATTACGATTACCGGCTCGTTCCTGACGCTGTCCAAGGCGGCGCAGGGCACGGACTGGACACTCGATATCACCCCGACGCTCGAAGAGGTCCAAGTGTTCGGCGACGCTTGGAAGTCGCGGGCCGTGGTGCAGCGTGAGGGTACTTGTACCTTTGGCCGGTTCTACGACGACGCGTACTTCGTGACCAACTCCAACAGCTATTACGTTATCGACCTTTACGCCGACTTCTCGAACACCGTCCGTTGGCGCTTCGGCGCCTCGCAATCGTCAGTGGGAATCAGCGTCGGCGAAAACGAGATCATCCGTGAGAACGTATCTTTCTCGACGATTGGAATCGTAGACTATTAGGTATGAAGACTCTTGCCGACCGCATTTTAGCGGTGCAACTCAAAACGGAAGTGATCGACGTGCCTGAATGGGACGCGAAAGTTGGAATTACCGAGATGGATGCCGGCCAACGCATCCGTTTCGGCGAAGACGCCAAGAAAACCCCGGCGCTGGCCATGGTGCGGGTACTGATCGCATCGGCGTTTGACCCAGACACGGGCAAGCCTGTCTTCGAGCAGGCTCACCAGGACGCGCTGCTGGGTATGTCCGGCAGCGTCATCGACCGCGTCGTAACGGAAATCTGCCGCATTTCCGGCCTGACCGAGAACGCGGCGACTGAAGCAGCAAAAAACTAACCGGCGAGCGCAAGTTTGCGTTTGCGCTCGCCGAGCACCTACACATGACAGTTGGGCAGTTGCTGGCGACGATGCCATCAAGCGAATTCAGCGAATGGGGAGCGTATCTCGACATGAAGCACCAGGAGCAGGAAAAGGCATCGAGGGAAGCGGCGGCTAAGGCGCGAGGTCGGCGCTAATGCCTGTTCTCAGCAACCTGATTGTCCGCATCGGGGCCAGCACCGACGACTTTGACAAGAAGATCAACGCTTCGCTCGGCAAGATGAAGCGGTTTGCGTCAGAGGTTAGCCAAGTAGGTCAGTCGCTTTCGATTGGCCTTTCCGCTCCGCTAATTGCCGTCGGCACGGCTGCGCTTAAAGCGGCATCAGACATGCAGGGGCTGTCGAATGGACTCACGGCTACCATGAAGTCTACCGCCTTGGCAGCGGCGGAAATGGAGCGGCTGAAAGAGGTCGCCAGGCTTCCAGGAATTGGCCTGGAAGACGCGGTGAAGGGATCAATTCGACTGCAAATTCTCGGCACGAGCGCTGACGAATCCCGTCAAATCATGATGGAGCTTGGCAATGCGCTGGCGACCGTTGGCGGCGGCCGCGAAGACTTTTCGGAGGTCATTAGGCAGCTGTCTCAGCTCGGCGCAACCGGGAAGGTGACGAAAGAGAATCTTGACCCAATCATCGAGCGCATTCCACAGATAGCCGCAATCATCAAGGAAAAGTTTGGCGCAGCGGCGCTCGGCGATCCTGCCAAGACGTTTGAAAAGCTGGGCATTTCGTCCCAACAATTTATCCGCATTGTTACGGATGAGTTGGCCAAGGGCGAACGGGCGGCCGGCGGCATGAAGAACTCATTTGAGAATCTTCGCGACGCGGCAAAGCAGACCGCAGCAGCTTTTGGCGAGTCGCTGAAGCCAGCCGCTGAGTTTATCCTGAAAGAGTTCCTGATTCCTGGCGTCGACAAAGCGAAGTCAATGGCTGACGCGTTCAACACCCTGGACGACGGCACAAAGAAGCTGGCAGTATCAATGGCCGCGCTGGGTGCGGCTATACCTTTGGCGCTGGTGGTCTTGGGGACGGTCGCAGAGAAGGCGCTTGCAGCCGGGCAAGTTGCACTTAAGGTGTGGTCGGTCCTAGGCAAGATCGGAGCGGCGGCTGGGACAACGGCGGGCGGATTGGTCGGCCTCGCTGCCGGGTTCCTGGGCATTAGCGCGGCGGTTGGCGGTTTACTTTATCCGCTGCTCGGCACCAAAACGGCAACCGAAAACCTCGACAAAGCCGCAAAAGACAGCAAGGCTACGCTGGACGCGCTGTCGAAAACCTATCGAGACAACTTGGTCGCGCAAGGCCAGCTAGACGTTAGTACGACGTCGGCCTATGACGGCCTGCTGAACTACACGCGCGGCCTCAAGGGGACACAGAAGGCCGTCGAAGCTATTACGCCACCAGTCAAAGCAGCGAAGCAGGCAGTTGATGAGCTTGCCAATGCGTACACGCGGCTAGGAATCACGAACACAACAGACGCTATCGGCAGCTTTGCGCTGGCGCGTCGAGCAGTGGAGCAAGTGCAGGCGGCTTACGGAGCCAAGAAAGCGTCATCCGTAGATCTGCAACGCGCCACCGAAGCGCTGGGCCAAGAATACCTTAAGCTGATCGACGGCCTTGGCGCGATTCGCCCGAAGGCACTAGAGGTCGCCGATTCGTTTGACTTTGCGCGTGAGCGGGCCATGATGGCCATTGGCGATATTCAGCTTGCGGCGGCATCGGCGCGCAATTTAGACCTGGGCCAGCTAATCATGACCGGCGAGCCGCGCCGGGACGACAGTGCTCTGGCCGGCGCGGAGCAGGCGCGCTCCGCCAAGCGCAATGCCGAGATGATAAAGATTCTGTCGCGCGACGCAGCAGGCGACTGGAAGAAGACACAACAGGCCATCTCCCGGCAGGTCTCCACCATCGTTACGGACCTGTCGCGCGGCCTGGCCGACATCATCGTAAGCGGCGGCAAGGTGGGGCAGAAATTTGAGGAGTTGGGCAAGCAGATCGCGAAGTCGCTTGTGCGGACGGTGATTGAGAACGGCATCAACAAAGTCATCGCCGCTCTTGGCGGGCTAATGGCCAACCTGGGCGGTGTCGGCGGCGCACTCGGCGGCTTGTTAGGCGGCACGGGGGCGCGCACGGCGACCTCGGCGATACCCGGCGTTCTGGGCGGCGCGGCCAACGCGGCTATGCCCGCGATAACAGCGGCGGCACCAGCAAGTAGTGGACTGGGCTCTGCCATTGCGGCGGCGAACCCCGTTACGGCGGTCGTGAACGCGGTGGCTGGCGTGGCTACGGCGGTGTCGTCGATCATCTCGAACTTCCAGTTCGCGGCGATGAACAAGACCTTGGACCTGATTGAAAAAGAGGTTCGCTACTCGCAGATCCACCTCTTGCACCTGCTCGAAAAAAACAACGAATACCTGCCGAAATTGAAAGACATCTGGGACAGCATGATCCGCATGGAGACGCGGCAGATGGGGCTGGCTGGCGGCGGCGGGGCGGTGACCATCAATATCAGCACGACCGGCGACACGCGCCAGCTGCTCGACGCATTGACCCGTGAGCTTAAACTGCTCGGAGTGATTCCGCAGTGAGCATCGACGTTTACATCGGCGGAAGTATCCGCGAGATTGTTCCGTACACGCTGTCGCTCTCGGCGACATTGGGCAACCGGGCCACGTTTGGCTGTCGAGTCGTGTCGACCAGCGGCGCATATCGGCCGCAACAGGGCCAGTTGGTCGAAATCTGGACCGGCGGCACGAAGTTGTGGGCGGGCAGCATCGACGAAGTATCAGAGGTGTCGATCACGGAAGCGGGCGCGGCGGCAGGCGCCTTCTACGAGATATCGGGCATCACCTGGGAGCAGCGGCTCGACCGGCGGCGGTGCTTCAACCCGTCAACGGCGCTTCCGGCGCACTACGACGGCAGCTTCGTCTACACTGCCGACGCCAGCACGGATACGCTCACCACGGCGTCCGCGCACGGCAGGGTGAATGGTGACAAGGTCCGAGTCAAGGCGCACGCACAGGGGGCCATTTGCGGCGGATTAAGCGGCACCATAGAGTACTTCGTGGTCAACGCTGGGACGACGACGCTGCAGCTGTCGCTGACCCTTGGCGGCGGGGCGGTGGACATCACCGACACGGGCACGCTCGACCAAGTGCTCGTGACTGGTCGCGCCGGGATCATTGTCAAAGACCTTATAACGAACTTCGCCAGCAACGAAGGCATTGGCACCACCAACGTCGATGACGGTGTCGTGGTGGACGTGGTGACGTTTGACGCATCGACCACGGTATCTGAAGCCATCGGGCAGCTTGCCGCGCTGTGCAGCTTTGTCTGGTGGATCGACGAAGACCGCGAGCTGTACTTCAAGCCGCGGACGTTTGCGACGGCGCCGTTTTCAATATCCACCAGCAGCGCGAACTATCGTTCGCTACAGGCCCGGCGCACCCGCGAGGACAAAACGAACGCCACGCTGTCGCGCGTGCCACCTGAACAGGTCGCGGCGCTGGTGGAGCCGTTTACGGGCGACGGAACGGCGCGGGCTTTTACGCTCTCGCGGCGACTGGGCCAGATCGTCTCAATTCGTCTCAACGACCAAGACGTAGACTTCGGGCAGTACCTGAGCGACACCGACAAGGCATGGTATTGGCAGTTCGGGTCAACGCAGATTCGCCAAGACGCTGGTGGCGACGTGCTGACCAGCGCGGACACGCTGACCGTATCCTACCGGGCACTCGGCGCTGACACGATCACGGCGGAAGATGCGGGCGACATCAGCGGCACTATCACGCAGGAGGGCGGCGGCAGCGGACGCTACGAGGCGTTTCTGGAGCGCGACCTGGGGCAGGTGCAAGCGTTAGTCGAAGCGCAACAGGTCATCGCGGCCAAGAAAGACCCGGTGACCGAAATCAGCTACGAGACCGACGAGCAGGTAGAGCCGCTCTGCGTGACGTTGCGGCCTGGCCAGATTCAGACGATTGCCAACACGCCGCGCGGCGTTTCGTCGTCGTCGTATCTGATCCACGATGTCCAAGTGGCCGACGTGGCCGGTTTGTACCTGCGCTTCCGCGTCCGCGCCATTACCGGCACGAGCATTGTTGGCGTCCAGGAGTACTGGCGGGCGTTGGCCGGCATGGGCAGTTCCGTCTCCACCATCAGCGGCACCAGCGGCGGCAGCAACAGCACGAGCACTCCGACGGCACCGGACAACGTAACGGGCGTCTCAGCGACGAGCGAGTTTGCCGACGAAACGACTTTGCGGGTCAAGCTGTTTTTCACCGCACCATCGCCACTGGGCGACTTTGTCGGCGTCCACGTTTGGGAGGAGCCGGTAGACCAGTCGACCGGCGGCGCGGTTCCACTCAACTCGACGGCGACCCTTGGCGGCACGCGCAACCTGGGCGGCACCTTCGCCCCGATTGACCGGGGCTACCACCTCACCAGTCCCGCAACGATCTACATCCCGCGCCCGACGCAAGCCGAGACGAAGCGCTTCTATTTGGCGAGCTACAGCGAGACGGCCGAAGCCGAGCTGGTCCGCGCAGGCAGCACCAACGCAACGCCCAGCGTGACCATCGCCGTGGGCGACACGGTTTACCAGTCCGGCGAAGAGTACGCGCGCCTGGTGACCGGCGTGAGCGTGACCGTGCAGTACGACGACTCGCAGGTCGCGTCCCCGAAGTACCGGCTGGTGTTCGGCTGGACCGCGCCAGCGTCGCCTCCGGCGGCTTGGCAGCGCGAGTTTGGCGGCGTGCAGATCGTCTACGAATACGCCGACGGCAACCGAGCGCAAGGCCCGGCACTGGCGGTCAATGAGACAACGGCGCGGAGCGACTGGTACGACCTTTATGTTGGGTCGTCGATTATCCGCTGTTGGTTTGTTTCGATGGATGCGAGTGAGAGGCCGCGGCTGAACACCATCGTGGACGGCCTGACGCCATCAGCCAACGCCACTGTTACGTGGCCGCTGGCTAGCCGGCCAGTGCTGACGCCCTACGCCGACAACGTGACAGGCTTTGCCGCCAGCAACGCCCGCTACGTGACCAACGGGCAAGGGCAGAAGTCCCTGCTGATCGACCTAGCGTGGGCGCAACCAAGCGGCGCGGCGGCGCTGGCAAGATGGGGCGGCGTGGTGATCTGGCTGCACCTGCCGAGCAACGAGAAAATTCAAGTAACCGGCGCGGAGACCGGCACCGGCCTGACGGCAGAGTTTTCGGCGTTCCCGCAAGCGGCGGCGACGTGGCTGTTCTACGCCGTTTCGATCGACAACAACGCCAATGCCAACACGGACGGCCGCAATCCGGCGGTGGGCACGCCGTCGGCGACCATTGCGGTATCGCCGCCGTCGGCTGGAGCGGCTGGCACGGAATGGACCTCGCACGTGACCGGCGCATCGTTTGCCGCGGCAACGGTGGCCGGGTCGGACGGCACTACGCTACAGCGCATCACGGCGACGTTTACGGCTCCGGCTGATGTGACCTGGGGCGGCGTCGAACTTCGCGTCTACGACGGCGCAACGCTGCTGTCGTCGGTGGCCGCGACGCCGTCGCCCATTTCGCTGAACATCCCGAATCCGGCAGCGGCCACAACGGTTACGGCCAAGCTGGTCAGCTTCGACGTCAACAACAGGACCAACAGCGAGGTCGCCGGGACGCCGCAAAACACTTTGAATATCGGCAGCGCCACGGGAACGTTGGACCTGCGGAAGTATCTTCCGGCGTCGAGTGACCTCTTCACCATCAGCGGCGGAAAGATTATTGTCGCTGCCTCGCAGATAACCGAAACGGCCATTGCCAGCGGCGCTATTAGCACGCCAAAGCTACAGGCAAATGCCATCACCTCAAACGAGATCGCCGCAAACGCGGTGATCGCTGGCAAAATTGCGACCAACGCTGTTACGGCGACAACCATCCTCGCCGGAGCCGTGACCACGGCCAAGCTCGACTCCACCGAAATCAGCGTTGGCGGCGGCGGGTCGAAGCCCGGCAAGTTCGGCGTGTACAACGCGAGCGGCTCACAGATCGGGTTTATCGGCGTCGAGTCTGGCAACGAGGGCGGTTGGCTGAAGACGCTCTCGGTGGGCGGCACGAGTTACGCGAACGGCAAGCTGAAAGCCGACAGTAGTGGCAACGTGACGATTAACGATGCAACGCTGACACTCAACCTCAACGGCATCACGACGGCGATAAGCAATGCGAGCGATTCAATCGGGTCTACGATCGCTGGCATGCGGATCACGAATAATACGAGTAGCTACTACACAAGCTACCGATCGGACTCGATCGCGTTGACTGACGGAAGTGTTGCCCGAGTTCGAATCGGCGCCGGCGGCGGAAGCCCCGATCCAGGCGGAACGGTTGCGGTCAACAATACCAGTGGGAGCACGACCATCACGCTGACCGGCGGCAGTGGTATTGTCAGCGCTTCAAGTTTTTCTATCGGCGCAACACCCGGCACCACTGCCTCCACCAGCGTCCTCACCGGCCTTACGGTAACCAGCGTGAACGCGCTTGGCTCGTTGACTGTGACGACCGCGAACATTAACTACTTGGACGCGCCGGCCAGCGTGAACGCGGTTACGGGCGTCAATACTACGCTGGTGTCGGCCGTTACCGGCGTGACGACAACCAGCGTCACGTTGCAATACCTGGACCACAGCAGCAACCCGCAAACGCAAAGCGTCATCACGTCGGTAAGCAGTTCGTCGACTAGCGTCGTTTCGTTTTCGTCGCTGGTTACCACGACGCTCACCCGCAACAGCAGCACCTTGGTAAGCAACGTGTCGGCCAGCGTGAACAGCATCGGCAGCGCGTCGGGCCTGACATCAGCCACGCTTGGATTCACCGGCGGCATCCGCACGTCATAATAGCTTTATGGACACCATCCAACTGACCAAACAACAGCAGACCAGATTGCAGCACATTGCGAGCGAGATCAACGCCAACCGCGCCAAAATCGCGCCGCTTCAGGACATCGAAAAATCACTTCAAATGACCGTGCAGATGGTCCTGCAGACTATTCTGGAGTCGCACGACGTGGACCCGGCTGCTTCGTACCAGATGAACGCCGACGCCACGGCGCTGGTGCGCGTCGAGGCGAAGGAATAGCATGGCCTGGCTGTCGCGAGTGAATTTCATTGCGAGCGACACGCTGTCGTTCACCGACGTGAACAATCTCGGGAACGACATTCGCGCCTGGGGCGACAACGTCAACGGGGGCGGCTACACGCTGTCGAATGTGGTGGTATCGGCGGCTGGCATTACTGCGAGTGGTTCGTTGGGGGTGGGCACATCAACGCCTAGCTGGCAGGCCACCGTCTACGGCACCGGCCAAAACACAGCCGCGCTTGCCGACGCAGGGTCGAAAAGCGCATCGCTGTTCGTTGGCAGTTCTAACGGCTCCACCGGGGCTGGCGGGTCCGTCTTGTTTGGAGGCATTGTCGCTAATGGAGTCACCTCGCACTGGGCGATCAAGTCGCTGATCACCTCGACAACGGCCAACGGGACGGGCGACCTAGCCTTTGTGGCGAGAGCCGCAGCCGGGGATACGAGTCTTACGGAGCGGATGCGAATCACATCCGGCGGAAACGTTGGCATTGGAACTACTACTCCTGGGGGCAGGGCGACTATAGTATCTGGCGACGCTGCCACGTCATCCAACCAGGTGATTATCAGCGGCGGTCGTACCGTAAGCGACGGCGCCGGTGCGATCCTTTTCACGAACTCGTTTTGGAACAGCGGGTTCGGCGCTGCGTTTATCCGTGGTGTTGATTCGGGAGCGTCTGGCGGTCACTTCGAGATTGCTACGCTAAGCGATGGCTCCGGCTCGTCGGGGACGCCGACGACGAGGGTGAGGGTTACGTCGGCGTCTAACGTGCAGATCGGCGGCACCGCAAACCGCGCCACGACGGCAGGAACGAATCAGTTGGTGCTTTTCAACGGCACCGCGCCGGTCGGGACACTGACCAACGGGGCATCGTTTTACGTGACCAGCGGCGAGATGCGCGTAATGGATGCGTCCGGCAACGCAACGCTGCTGTCGCCGCACGACAGCGTAACGAACGAATGGATCTACGACTCGCAGCACACGCCGACCGGCAAGCGGCTGAAGATCAACGTGGAGAAGCTGCTGCGGTTCGTAAACGACCACTTCGGTCTTGACTGCATCAGCGAGTTTACAGAGGTGGCGCAATGAAGACCCTGGCCGCGCTACTACTGCTCGCCGCGCCCGCACTGGCAGACCTGTGCGGCCAGCAGCGCAACACCGCCACTGGCTACGTGCGCGTGACCTGCATCGACTACCCGGCCATGCGGCGGATTACGGGCATGACGCTGTTTCCGGACAAGAAGGCGCAGCAGATATGGATTGCGTCGAGCGACACGAGCATCACCGGCTATCGCGTGGCCATTCGCTACCGCGAGGCCGGGCGCGAGATCGAGGCGATTCAATACGTTGATCGCTTGCCGCATCCAGAGAGCGCGGCGTTCTGGTTGCTCGGTGAGGTCGAGGTAGTCGGCGTGACGGTGGTCGAACTCAGGGCAAGCCTTGAGAATCGGGTAAACTAATCACATGGTGATTCCGGTCCTCATTAAAGATCCAGCGGCCGAGCTTGATTATGGGTTCGATTGGGGCACGGATGGCTGGCTGGCAGCGGGCGAGACTGTCACAACGTCCACTTGGAGCGTCGCGGCTGGTCTGACGCAGATCACCAGCGGCATTTCCGGCGGCAAAATTACGACGGTGTGGCTGTCGGGCGGCACGGCGGGCACCGATTACACGGTCACGAATCGCATCGTGACCGACGGCGGACGGACAGACGAGCGCAGTCTGACGATCCGCGTCAGACAGCGTTAGGAGGCATTTATGGAGCAGCAACTTTTTACCCGCGCCGAACTGGCGGCGGTCGTTACTCGGGCAGACGGATCAGCGCGAGCAATCGCCCTGGGCGGTCAGAAAAAGCACTGGCAGCGCGAGTGGGAGCGGTGGCGGCAGTGGTTGCCGCATTTATCGCTTGCCGCGTTTGCGGCGTGGGCGGCGGCGAATCCGGAATTGGCTGGCCAAGACCCTAGCATGCTCTTCGGCTTGGTCACGACTGCGGGGGCCAACTATCTCGCCGCGGACTTCTTGTCTGCATCGTCGGCCCGCATCAACGCCTTTAACTTTCAGGATTGCGGCACCGGGACGACGGCCATGGCAATCGGTGACACCGCGCTGCAGACGCCCTCGGGCCTGTCCCGGGTGAGCGGCACACAGAGCACGCCGACGGCGGGGCAGTATCGGACGGTGGCGACTTTCAACTTCACATCGACCCTGGCCATCACCGAGTGGGGGCTTTTTTCCGCCTCGACATCTGGCACGCTCTGGGACCGCCGCACGTTTTCCGCAATCAACGTTGCGAACGGTGACAGCATCCAGTTCACTTATACTCTGACGGTTCCGGCGGGCGGCTCGTAATGGCCGACAACGTTCAGATCACCGCTGGTTCCGGCACGTCGATTGCGACCGACGAGGTCGGCGTCCACAATTACCAGCGGATGAAGGTGACCGATGGCACGCCGGATAGCGCCATTCATCTTGTGGTTGAGGAGGCGTCTCCTGGGGCCGGTCGCGGGTCGCTGTGGGCATCGTTGCAGGACATTCAGGCCAGCCTCCGAAATGCGGTCAACGCCATCGTGCGGCCGTTGTGGTTGAACCCGATTACGGGCGCGGCCAGGGTCGAGGTGCAGTCGGGTACGGTGACGACGGTCTCGACGGTGTCAACGGTGTCAACGGTGACGACGGTGTCAACGTGCACGGCCGTCACGTCGCTGAATCAGCTGGGCGGCTTTGCCGTCAAGGACGTCCACATCGACCAACTCATGCGTGCCAACTGGGCGCAGAACGTGCGAGGGAGAATCACCTAATGCCGACCACACTGAATTTTAAGCGAATTATTGACAAACCAGAATGGCGGCCAATAGCGCCAACGCAGGCGGTTCACGCTACTGGCGGGTCGATGGCGCACGACCTTCGTAACAATACTGACGGCCATCCGCTGTTGTATTTTTTGCGCTCTGCCACGGCTTTGGACGCCTACAACCCGTACTCCGACGACTGGATGGCGCTCGGATCTCCAGCACTGGCTGGCGCATTCGGCGCGGGCGCGGGGTGCGTCATGATGCCGTCCCAAGGCCCGCGTGGCACGATTGCGGCGGGCGCGACGACTACTCGCCTGACCCTGACGACTGCGCTACCGGCGGCGGTCGGCGTCAACCAGCTGGCTAACCGGGGCGACGAGCGCGGGTTCAAGATCCGCATTATCGGCAACACTGCGGGCGGCAGTGGCAAGGTGGAGGAGCGTTACATCACTGCCAACACGGCTGGCACCACGCCGACGCTCACGTTAGACTCTGCGCTGACGTTCACGCCGGCCAGTGGCGACGGCTACGAGATCCTCAGCGGGCGCGTGTTCCTGCTGTCGTCTGGCACGCTGGCGGCGGGCGCATTCAAGCACTACGACGTGGCCACGAATAGCTACAGCGGCAGCCTCTCGAACACTAACCTCCCGGCTACCATGTCCACCGATTCGAGCTTTATTGGCCTCGACGAGGGCTATGTGCCGTACAACCGGACACCGGGAACCGGGTACTTCGGGGTGATTACGGCGACCGGCTCGGCAGCAACGTCGATCACCGGCGCGGTGAGCACTCTCGATTTTGCCGTGGTCGCCAACGAGTTCCGCAACTTCCAGATTCGCATCGTTGAGGACACGACCACGCCGACCAGCGTAGGCCAGCGGCGCAACATCACCAGCCACACGGCCGGGCCATCGGCGGTGTACACGGTGCCGACATGGACGGTCACGCCATCGGCATCGGCTAAGTTTGTGATCGAAAACAACGGCGACCGGATTTTGCTTTGGACGACGGCGACGACTTCGACGTACACGTATCAGATCGCCGCCAACACCTGGGACACGAGCACCTTCGCGGCGCGGTCGGCGGCGCATGCGGCGGGCAGCGTGGCGGCGCATGCGTTTTCGATTGCTCCCGGCTCCGAAAAAAACAGCCGCAACTCGCACATTTTTGTGTTTCGCGGCGGCGCTGTGGCAACGGTTGATTTATTCGACATCGCTGGAGCGACAACGGGCAGCTGGAGCGCAGCAATCGCCGTCGGCAATGCGGGGCCGACCTTTACGACCGGCACCTGCGTGGCACATGACCCGTGGACCAACGAGGGCCGCTACGCCATCATTAACCAGTCCGGCACGCAGCGATTTTTCCGTTTCGACATGAAGAATCGGGTTTTGTTGCCAGCGTTCTACCTTCGGTTTGCTCAGGGAACGGCGGTCGCGGGGGCTCGCATGGCGACTACGATTTTTGCCGACGAGCCAACTCGGGTGTCGTTTGTCGTGCAGATCCGCGCGAGCGGCCAGGAGTGTTTCGAACTTCTCGTGCCGCCGGTTTAGTATATGAGCCTCCTGCTACTGCTCCAGCCTCCACCGTCCGGCGGCGCGGTGTCGCAATCGTTCGCCGCGTCGATGGGCACGTGGGCTGGCGGAACGCAGGGGACAGTGGGGAAGCAGGTCGGCGCGTCGATGGCCGCGTTCTCCGCGACCATTGCGCGGGCTCCGGCCAAGGCGCTGGCCGCGTCAATCGACGCATGGGCTGGCTCGATCACTACCGGCACGCCGCTTATCACTCGGTCTTTCGCCGCGTCGATGGGCACATGGTCGGCGCAAATCCTTGCGCCTAAAAATCCAGACCTGGTCGTGATGACCATCGCGCAGGTCTATGGCCCGTGGAGCGGCACCGCGACCGTGTGGGCGGACAAGACGGGCACATGGGCGCTGGCAACGGGCACATGGGCAGATGAGGCGTTGACTTGGGCGCAGGCCCTGCAAGCGTGGGGCGTGTCCTACGCCGGCACGCCGCGCCGGTTGTTTGAGGTCGGGCCAGAAATCCGTGTCGTGAGCATCGACTACGACGACCGCATCGTACCTATTGACGCCGAGAGGCGCATTCTGAAAGTTCGGAGGGAGTCCTAATGGCTACTATTACTACGATTCTGGCAAGCGATATCATCGCCTCGTCGCGCGTCACCTTGAACACCAACTTTGCCAACCTGAACACCGACAAGGTTGACATTAACAGCACCTACGCGGACCCGGCGTGGATCACGTCGCTGGCTGGCTCAAAAATCACCGGCAGCATCGGCGGCAACGCGGCGACCGCCACGGCGCTGGCAACGGCGCGGACCATTGCGGGCGTATCCTTTGACGGCACGGCCAACATCGCCATCCCGAGCAGCGGTCTGTCGGACTCGGCGGACATCGTGCGCGGCGCGTCCTCCGTCGTTTCCGGTCAGGTCCTCTACGGGACTGCGGCGGGGGTGGCGGGGAGTGAGGCGAACCTGTTCTGGGATGCGGCGAATGATCGGCTGGGGGTGGGGACGAATACGCCTTCGTCGAAAGTAAGCGCTGTTGTCGATGCAACTACGGAAAGTGGCTTTAGGGTTAACTACACAGGCCGGACGAGTAATTTAAACATTCAGGCAGACGGCGCGGACAACCTTTATGCTCGCGTAAGCGGTGGAAGGCTGTATCTAGGCACGGTGACCGCTGGCAACGATTTTTTTCTACTTGCTGGTTCTGTGACATCGCGGGCTGTTTTGAACGGCTCCACCGGCAACCTCCTCATCGGCACCACCACCGACGACGGGACGAATCGGTTGCAGGTGGCGGGGAGTGGGACTTTTCACAATCTGACGATTAACAACGCAACCAACGACGTGCTTTTTAATGTTGGCGATCCGGTTGGCGACTCGACAAACAGCCAAAACGGATTTAAGGTACAGCCTTTTACTGACGGCAATGTTTACCTTGACCTTAAAACATTTAGTTCGGGTCGCTCAGTTTTCAGGACTGGCGGCGGTGCGGAAAGTGGAGCAGCTCGCAATTGGCTTACGCTGTTTTCTGCTACCGGAAACGCAGTGTTTACTTCTGGCACCGCCACCGACAACAACTTCCGCCTCGACATTGCCTCCTCCGGCTCCTCCGGCACCCTCCGCGCCTACGACCAAACCCCCACTACCGGAGTAACTCAGGTCATCGTCCGCGCCGGGGCGGGGCAGAGCAGCACGAATTTGCAGACGTGGCAGGATTCGTCTGGGTCCACTGCTATATTTGCATCAATCTCCTCTGGCGCTAGTTCTTTTTTCGTTCGAGGAGCGAATGCAACCCGCTCGGCTTATTTTGGCGATTCGGGCGTGGTTGCAGGGTCTGCTGGTCGTTTCACTTGGTCTAGTAATACACCGGATAATGCCGCCGACCTCTCCCTCTCCCGTGCCGGAGTAAATATCGGCCAGTTGGGCGACGGCGGTTCAAATTCTAACGGGCTGCTCTATCTGAAGGGCGTCCGTCCCGTAGGCTCCACTGTTGCAAACTTACCCGCCGCTGCCGGAAATACTGGAA